GCTTGTGTAACACGAGAGGATTTTGATGAGGACATGAAACGCTTCAAGTATTTGAAAAGACTCTTGAAGCGTTATGTTCGTGGAGGACAACTCCGAACTCATTTGATTATTAATCACTTGATCATCTTATATAATGTTTTTGGTGAAGCAGCAACTCCCTTGCTCTTTTTTAAGATGGAGAGGGAGTATTGGAGTTTGCTAAAAACATTACTGATTTACTTGAATAAATATCCTATAGGGATGATGACATCTTTAGAGGTGGATCTTGATTTAGAAGAAGAACTGGAGAAACTATGACTGTCATGACTGCTGGTACTGGAGGATTTAGTGGTAGTGCTGCTGCCACAGGACCCAATGCGGGTTATGATCCTGTCATGAACTTTCGTAAGAAACTCAAGAAGAGTAAGGAAGATAAGAAACTTGTGATGCCTGGTAACAAATTAGGAGAATCGAAAGAGAATCCTACAATGCCTTCTAGGTTGTTTCAATATAAAGTAACTATCCCTGAGGTTGGTGAGACTATTATCTACGCTAACTCTCCTGCAGAACTGGCGCAGAAGATGCGTCTCCTTATCAATCCTCGTTACAGAGGTGATGTGAAGATTGAAAGAATCATGCCTGGTGCTGCAGGTAAGTTCTTTATGGACAAGCGTATGAATCATATGCGTAATGTCAAAGAGCAAGCAGATCAGCAGATGAAGCAACAGATGACTCGTCAGCAGATCAATCTGGAAAAGCAAAAGTCGGACGATAAGATCAAACAAATTAGGATGGAGTTACAAAAGAAAACTCAATCTCTGATGAAGAAGCAAAGAGCAGGTGGAGCACAAGCAACTGTAGATAAGTGATGGATGAACAAAATCTAAACACTGCTATAATTGAAAGACTTGAAAGAGTCGTAGATACATTGCAAGATAACTCCATTCAAATGGGGAAACTTCTTGCTGTTCATAATGAGAAGTTAGATAAACAAGATAAAGTAGATGCTATTCTATTTGAGAAGTTAGATAGATTGTCAGAAGATCTTAAAAGAGAAACTAATGCAATTAAGAAAGGATGTGAAAGAGACATCCGTCTTATCGATGATAGACTCAGAATATTAGAAAAGAAAATGTGGAGCATTGCAGGAGCACTAGCAGTGATCAGTGTCCTCATCTCTCCCATTGGTCAGAGAATTTTTTCAAACCTGTTGACACCCACTCAGAACAGTAGTATGATGGACTCAGCGGTAGTCCAACGTATTGTCTGAATTTGTTGATGAGTATTATGTCAGTCTTCTATCTGGACGCCTAGACAAATTTTCTAGGAAAAAACCTGGTCTGTACAATTTCCGATGTCCTTATTGTGGTGACTCACAGAAGCACCGTAATAAAGCACGAGGATATTTCTTTCGTATCAAGACGGATATGGTCTTCAAGTGCCATAACTGTGGGGTAGGAAGGACGCTACCAAACTTTCTGAAAGACAATGCACCCGACCTTCATGACGAGTACATCATGGAGAGATATAAGTCTGGCACTACAGGCAAAGGATCGTATGTTCCTAAACCAAAATTTGAAAAACCTAAGTTCAAAAAGAAGGGTGAACTGGTAAGTATTTCTGAGCTAAATAATGAACATCGCGCAGTTGCTTATCTCCTTGGTCGTCAAATTCCTGAGGAACATTTCTCAGATTTATTTTACACCGATAAGTTTTGCACCTGGGTAAACACACAAAAACCTACGTTCAAAGATGTCAAAAAGGATCACCCGAGAATTATTATTCCTTTCATTGACACCAATGGCGAGTGGTTTGGATTTCAGGGGAGGTCTTTAGATTACAATGATAGTTTGAGATACATCACTATCATGTTGGACGAAAACAAAACAAAAGTTTTCGGTCTTAACAGAGTGAATCTTAAAAAGACTATCTATATTACTGAAGGTCCTTTTGATAGTTTCTACATCGACAACGCAATTGCTATGGCAGGAGCAGATGTTGATTGGGAATTATTGCGTGACAAAGAAGTTGTCTTTGTGTATGATAATGAACGACGCAACAAGGAAATTATCAGTAGAATGGAAAAGGCAATTGACAAAGGGTATGAGATTGTGATTTGGCCAGAGAACCTGGAAGAAAAAGATTTGAATGATATGTACATCGCTGGACATGACGTTCAATCTCTGGTAGAATTTAACACTTACAGCGGTCTACAAGCACAGATTAAACTAAGCGAATGGAAAAAGGTATGAAAGAAATTCATGTGGTCAAACGTGATGGACAGAAGGTACTTCTGAACCTTGATAAGATTCATGTGATGGTAGAACACGCTTGCAATGGTCTTGCTGGCGTATCTGAGAGTCAGGTAGAAATGAATGCTGGTCTCCAGTTCTTTGATGGTATTAAGACCGCTGATATTCAAGAGATCCTGATTCGTTCTGCTAACGATCTGATCTCCTTGGATGCACCCAACTACCAATTTGTTGCCGCTAGACTGCTTTTGTTTAGTCTAAGGAAGGCTGTATACAATGGTCATCCTGATGGTCACCCTCCTCTACAAGAGCACGTTGTAAAGTGTGCTGCTAGAGGAGTTTACGATGCTTCTATTCTTCAGAAGTATACTGATGAAGAGTGGGAGAAACTGAATAGTTTCATTGATCATGAACGTGATTATCTGTTCACATATGCTGGCATTAGGCAGGTTGTAGATAAATATCTAGTGCAGGATCGCAGTAGCGGCGCAGTCTTTGAGACTCCCCAGTTCATGTACATGATGATCGCTGCGACTCTCTTCCAAGATGACGATAAATTTTATCGTCTCGAATACGTCAAAAAGTATTATGACGCAATCTCAAAACACCGAATCAACATCCCAACACCAGTCATGGCAGGAGTTCGGACACCGCTCCGTCAATTTGCATCTTGTGTTCTCGTTGATGTTGATGACACCCTCGATAGTATCTTTAGCAGCGATATG